GGTTTCTTTTGTAAAGGCATCATACATCATATCTTTGTCTGCGTTACCTTTACCTGTTGCACCTTTTTTAACTACACTAGGTACAACTGTATCATATGGTATTTTATTTTCTTGTAATCTATATTTAAGAATACCACAGTTCTCAGCAATTTGAAAGATACCTTGGCCTTTAGAACCAAAAGAGTATCCTTCAATATATACTTGTTGTTGTTTGTGAAAGGTATCTTTGAGAATATCAAATACCCAATCAGATATTTGACTAAATCTTTTTATAGGTGTGTCGTATTCTTGGTGTTCATAACCTATAATATTTTTGGCCATTTGACCAATATATTTTTTCTTACTAGTTAAATAGTAAAACATCAAATCACCTTCATCATTTATACAAACTGCTGGACTTGTTAAACTATAATCAATTCCAATTATCGTCTTCGGCTTGCTGTTCGTTTGTCCAAATTTCTTCATCTTCTTCCTGTTCAACTTCATATCCACAAAATGGGCAAGTTAACGGCTCTAAATCTTGCTCGTCAATATCCCATTGTACGGTATATTTAGTTTCACAGGAAGAACAGTTTTTTATTCGTTTTTCATTCATTATAGTTTAAATTTCTTAAATTGGTCCTTCTTCACATCTTGTTTGATACCACCAATAACATAACTTTCAATTTCTGTTTCTTGTGGTGCGTTTTGTGTAGAACGACTATTTAACCAATGGTCTACCCACGGTAATGGGTTTGTTTTTTGTTCGTACTGAGGTGTTAGGCCTATCGCTTTCATTCTTCGGTTCGCCATGTACTCTACAAATTGGTGTAACAGTTTTTCTGATAAACCAATCATACTTCCTTTGGAAAATAGATATGTTGCCCAACGCTTCTCCTCCTGTACTGCTTCGTCATACATTGTATAGACTTCTTTCTCAACTTCTTTTCTAATTTTCACCATGTCGGGGTCATCATTCTTGTCATGCCAGTTATTGATAACTGTTTGTGACATAGCAAGGTGTTGACTTTCATCTCTAGCAATAAACGAAATAATCTTTGCTGAACCTTCTAATAATTTAAGTTCACCAAATGCAAATGAACAAGCAAATGAAACATAGAACCTTAGGCCTTCTAAGATATTCACTGTTACCATTGCAAGATACATTTTCTTTTTCAATTCATATAAATCAACTTTACTTTCATCTAAATGCCATTTATAACCCATTGCAATTAAATCATCATAAGTCTTAGTGATAGATTTAGACCTTGCTTGAATTTTGTCATCCATCATAATTGTATCAAACACTTCACCTGGATTTGCATACAAGTTTTTAATGATGTATGTATAACTTCTACTGTGAATGGTCTCAATAAAATCCCATGTTACAATACAGCCTTCTAATTCTGGTAGTGAAACAAATGGTAAAAATGCTAAACACGGACCTCTACCTTGTACACTATCTAACATAGTTTGATACTTTAGATTTGATGTAAAGATAAACTTTTGTTGGTCGTTTAATTGTAAGTAATCATTTCTATCTTTTTGTAAAGATACTTCTTCAGGTCTCCAAAAGTAACCTAATTGTTGTTGATTTAGTTTATCAAAGATAGGATATTTCATATCGTCATATCTTTGTACCTGTAATTCAGGACCAAAAAACATAGGTTGTTTTGTAAAGTCCATATTTTTTTCTTTGTTCAGCACACTTCTCATTCGTTTTCCTCTTTCAGCTCATAAAAAAATTTATCATCATCACCTGCTGTCCACTTTTGTTCACCTTCAACTGAAAATTCTTTAGTGGACACTTTAAAGTCTGGAAACTTAACTTCACTTGGCGTCAATGACTTGTCAAAGAACAATACTCTATTGTTCGGTTGGGCTGCAAAATGCCCGTTTTCCAGTTTTAAAATATTGAAAGATTTATGTTGACTTGGTATTTCACTATAAGTCACATTTCTTTCTAAGTTAGTAGAGTTACAATTATCTATTGTAAACATATACCAACCTTTGTACCATGTTTTGTTTGGCGATAGATACTTTACTCTATTGCCTGTCATCATAGTCTTTTCTACAATTGCTATATCATAACTAAAACAATCCCACAATTGTAGTTCTGTCAAAGGTATATCACCTTCGAAATCTTTTTTCCATACGAAAGCAGATATTGGTAACTTATCATATAAAGCACCATACTCAGGTAAGTATGTTTCAAAATACAATGCTCTGCCTTGTATAGATTTTGCCGTTACCCAAGTACCTTCAACTAATTCACCATGGCCTTTTTGGCCATCATAAAGGTATTCTTTTTTGACAAACACATCTACATGAGGCGTATTTACACATAAAAATGCCATAACGCTCCTTTAGATTGTACAACTATCACAAGCTTCATCATCTTGTTCAGCTGGTTTAGTTTCTTCAACATTATCTGTCCAACCAACTGGATGAGATGGTTCGTCAATATCTTTCTTAGCGTCATATGTGTTCTGATAGTATGAAGTTTTCCAACCATACTTGTAAGTATTTAAAAGGTCTTGTGCCATAACAGACACAGGCACCTGATTGTCTTCATAATGTTCAGGATTATATGACCAGTTACCAGAAATAGCTTGGTCAAAGTATTTCTGCATTACTGCAACGATATTTATATATCCTTCATTACTAGGCATATCCCACAATAAAGTGTAATTATTCTTTAATGTTTGATACTGAGGTACAATTTGTTTCAGTGTACCTTTCTTTGATTTTTTCACACTTAAATAGTCCCTAGGTGGCTCAATGCCGTTTGTAGCATTAGAAACCACACTAGAGGATTCAGATGGCATTTGGGCTGTGAGTGTGCTATGTCTTAGCCCATGTTTTGCAATATCTTTCCTTAGATGCTCCCAATCGTATTTGAAATTTGGTTTCACCAACTCATCTACCTCTTTTTTGTAAGTATCAATAGGAAGAATACCATCGGAATATTTGGTTCTGTTAAAGTATTCACAAGGTCCTTTTTCTTCAGCAAGTTCATTAGAAGCGGCCAATAAGTAATATTGGAATGCTTCTGTTAATTCATCTACAAGTTTCAATGCATCTTTATCACCATACTTAACTTTGTGTTTTGCTAGATAATGTGCAAGACCAATATAACCAATACCTAAACTTCTTCGTGCCTTTGTAGATACTTCGGCAGCCTTAACTGGATATTTTTGATGGTCAATAATCTCATCTAAACTTCTTACTGCAAGTTCACATAGAGGTTCTAATTCTTCTATGTTACTAATTTTACCAACATTAATTGCCGATAGAATACACAATGCAATCTCACCCTCACCATCAATGTGTTGAATAGGGTCAGTAGGTAGTGTAATTTCCTGGCATAAGTTTGACATGTAAACTCTATCTTTAAAACTAGAATGAGTATTACAGTGGTCAATATTCATAATATAGATACGACCAGTTTCAGCTCTTTCTTTTAACATAGAGAAAATTAACTCTTGTGAAGATATTTTCTTTTTATCAACACTAGTTTTTCTTTCTGCTATCTCATAAAGTTCATCAAACTCTGGTGTACCCCATGCTTCATACAATTCAGGTACTTCGTGTGGTGAAAATAAAGTTATATCTTCATCATTAATAAATCTTTCATAAAACAGTTTAGATAACTGAATAGAGTAATCTAGTTTTCTTACTCGGTTGTCTTCCGTACCTTTGTTATTTTTGAGGACCAAAATGTCTTCAATTTCTTTATGCCAAATTGGGAAATGAACCGTAGCGGAGCCTCCACGAACACCATTTTGAGTACAGCACTTAACTGTTGCCTCAGACCTTTTGAGAAACGGTATAACTCCTGTGTGTTGTACCTCGCCGCCTCTAATTCGGGAATTGATGCCCCTAATCCGACCTGCGTTAATACCAATTCCAGCCCTTTGTGCAACATAATTACCAATAGCCATATCACTACTGAAAATAGATGGAAGAGTATCATCAACATCAACAAGCACACAACTAGCATACTGGCGAATAGGTGTTCTAACACCAGCCATAACCGGGGTAGGAATGTTGATTTTAAACCT